ATAGCCGAGCGTTCCGACTTCTGGGGTCGCATGGTGAACGAGGTGCGCCATAACATAAAGACCCAACTTAAGGCCAAGCTGGAGGCGCTTCACCTGGACAAACCTAAGGCGGGGCAGCCAACCAGCACGTGTCATGAGTGGGTGGTGGCGACGTTCGGGCCCGTGTTTCGGTATTGTCACGCCCAGTTGGTGGGCAACAAGCGCAGCACTAGGCTCGAGCTGTACAAAGGTTGGAACTTGAGCAAGTTCAACTCCTGGGTTGCGACGAATTGGCGACCGACAGGGTTGTGCACGCTCAACGACTTTTCCCAGTTCGATGCCACGCAGGGCGGCGAGAGTGTGCACCTGGAGGCGCGAGTGATGCGTTGGGCGGGGATCCCGGAGAACATCATCAGTGCGTACTGCGCGTGGAAGACCCACATCATCTCCGATAAGGTCGGCGTGAAACGCACCAGTCGCGACTCGGGTGAGCCCGGGACATTTGACGGCAACACCTGGTACAGCATTGCGATCACAGCACTGAAGTACGGCCCCACCAATCTGAGGCGTGGCGCGTGGCTGTTTGGCGGTGACGACATGGCCTGCGACCATGAGGTGCACGAGACGACGGCCTGGCGTGGGACGTGGAGCAAGAAAGTTCGCACGGTCAGCAAAACGGTGCAAGTCGAAGTCGCCGACTTCTGCGGCTGGCTCCTCACTCCGCATGGCATCTTGCGCTCCCCTCTGCTAATGGCATGGAAGCTGTGGGTTGTGCAAGCCCGCCAGCGAGTGGTCGACGCGGCGCTGTACACGTCGTACGCGTTGGAGTTGTACTATTCGTACGTGAACAGTAGTGCCGCGCGCGAGTGCCTGCAGGAAATCGACATCGCGTGTCTGGGTTGGTGCCTGCGCGAGCTGCACGCTCGCGTGCCAGTGCATTGTGCGTTGTTGTTCGGAGCCTCCGCGGCCGATCCGGTCGCTGCACTGCGGCAAAAGATCGCATACTGGACTCCGCGGTCTTTCCCAGGTCGCCGCGCGCAACTGAGGCTCGCCAATAGCATGGTGCAGCGCTACTCGCGGGGCTTTGCTGAGCTGCCCCTTACAACGGCGCCTAATTCGTATCTTCTGCATCATGAGTCGTTCGACCTCTGCGCAAGACCAAGCCTCACCCACTGCCGACCAACTCGCGACTGGCGTCCGCAATGCGTACTCCGCCGCGTCGAATGCCCTCCAGGTGGGCGCCCGCTCGGGAGTGGCCGCGACCGCGAATATCAACAACCCGGGCGCGGCGCCTTTTCCGCTGTATCAGCCGGCGTTAGGCACGGGCCTCCCGGACGCGCTTCTCGGCAATGTGTGGGACGCAAACGAGCGCCCGATTTACATCGAGCACTCTCTCACGCTGAAGGATGGTCTGGCTTCGGGCGCGGTCGCGCATTTCCAATTGGCGCAGACGCTAGACGAGAACAAAGGCATCATTGCGTTCACCGCGGGCTTCTCGTACGCGACCATCACGTCGCTCGAGTTCACCCTGCAACCAAAGTACGCTGGGCGCGGGCGCTGGTGGGAAGTGTGGTACGCGACTCGGTCGTCTCGCGACAAACACGACACCGCGTTCACTGCGGCCGACGTCCGGTCCATAATCAATGCCAACTTCGTCGCGACCAATCCGGTAGGGGAGGGCGCGGCTCCCATCGTCACCAAGGCCCTCGCCACGAGCGGGCAGGGTTTCTCAGCGCACCTGGGCCACTCCCCGGTGCTGGGGGGCAGCCTGCGCTACCTAATCCACATAGCAGCGGAGGCGGGCGTGGACGTGCCCCCGGGCGCGAAGATGGCCGTGGTTTGGGTGCGCGCTGTCGTGCGGCGGCATACGTTGTAGGGGGCTGCCTTACGTTCGCCGCTTGTTTGTGTCTCTACTATGTCTTCCGTAAATAACTTTGATATCTTGGTGCGTGACGGTCTTGTTTCGCTGCGCGCGGCTCCCCCTCCGGAGGAACCGCCGCGTCGCGACCCTCCCGTCGTGGTTTCATGCCCTCTCGGCGTGCGACACGACGTGACGGAATTTGAAGAGTATCATATGTCTGACGTGGAACGTCGGGAGCGTGTCGCCGAGCTGAAGAGCGCGGCTGATACGCTCCGGGCTGCTATGGTAATTTATAGCGAACTCCGTCGCCCGGCGGGTGGTGGCTCGATCTTCTTGAGTCGTCGTTCGTCGGAGGCGGTCGCTGAGGCGTTGCGAGCTGCGCATCTCACGTGCTTGGAGGCTTTGGCCTCCCTGCCGTGGGTGCCAGATCGTCGCGCCACGTCGAATTGAATAATGTATAGTACTGTGCTTCTTGTGCGGTGGGCCCAAAGTGGCCCCGAATCGGTTTTTT